TCGCAGTGCGGTAACGGAGTGGAATAACCTGAAATCTGTTAGAGAGGGAAGTCATGAATCTTGACGAGCAAGATGCACAAACTATTAGCTCATACATAAGGGCATCAAGACCAGATTACAAAGGTCCGGTATTCGTAGATTTATCTCGCCTTGAAGAGATTTACATGTGGAAAGCAAGGTTACTTACGCATTTTGTTATTCGAACGATGACTAGCAACATTACAAAACCAATGTAACTGGAGAGGTGAATATGAGCACACTCGCAGACCTTATTCATGCCGATATGGCGGAAGATGGAGCAAGGCGTAATAGGTACTGGAAATCATCAAGCCTTCCAGTTTGTGAAAGATTCAACCACAGGCCAAAACCAAAACGTAGCCGGCGAGACAAAGTGTTGAAAAAACTCATGCAAATTAACATGGCTGGTTTTGTCAGATTCGTGAGTGAAACGACTAACGGGGATTGATATGGACGAATCAAGAAAGTCTTTCGAGCAATGGGCATCAAAGCAATTCAATATCTCAGTAGAGGAAATTGTTAATAAGCGAATGCTGGGTGATTACCTGCACAACCCAGACTTACATAATGCATGGCAAGCATGGATAGATAGCAGGGCGGCAATAGAAATTGAGCTACCAAAGCCTCATGCACATCTTATATGGATTCAGGCTGGTCATGCGCCTGACGATTATTGGGATGATGTGGCGGTGTCATATAGCGAAAAGGATAAATGCTGCGACGGTTCAGACCGCTATCCTGTGCATGCTGGATGGGAAATTGAAGAGGTTCTTCGCGCCGCTGGAATCAAAGTGAAGGAGTAACGATGAAGCAAATATACATGCTTCGCAACGAAGCAATCAGAAATAACGCCATAGACGTAATACTCTCACTTCCCATCGACGACAAGTCACCTCATGAAGTCCATGTTAGAGAACCCAAACGCAGCAAAGCGCAGAATGACCGTATGTGGCCGATGCTGAACGATGTTTCGCGTCAGGTGCTATGGCATGGTCAACGGCTGGCACCGGAAGACTGGAAAGACCTGTTCACTGCCCTGTGGCTTAAGACCAAAAAACTGGAGCAACGAAGTGTTCCTGGTATCGACGGTGGCGTTGTCATGCTTGGCGTGCGTACCAGCAAAATGCGAAAGGCCAGCATGACTGAGCTTATCGAAATCATGTTTTGGTTCGGCTCAGAGCGCAACGTGCGGTGGAGTGATGACTCCCGGCGAGAGTATGAATGGTCACAACGAAAAGGTAGGGCTGCATGACTATCAAATCAAATACGCCAGCACACGACAAGGACTGCTGGCAAACGCCGCTCTGGCTTTTTGATGCGCTGGATATTGAGTTTGGATTCTGGCTGGATTCGGCAGCGAGCGACAAAAATGCTCTGTGCGCTCACTGGTTAACTGAGGCCGACGACGCGCTAAATTCTGAGTGGATAAGCCACGGTGCAATCTGGAATAACCCACCGTACAGCAATATCAGGCCGTGGGTGGAAAAAGCCGCTGAGCAGTGCATACAACAGCGACAGACGGTAGTGATGCTTGTGCCAGAGGATATGTCTGTCGGATGGTTCAGCAAGGCTCTGGAGAGTGTTGACGAAGTTCGTATTATCACTGATGGACGGATTAATTTTATCGAACCATCGACAGGGCTGGAGAAGAAGGGAAACAGCAAAGGCTCCATGCTGCTGATTTGGCGACCGTTCATCAGTCCTAGACGGATGTTTACTACCGTATCCAAAGCGGCATTGATGGCGATCGGGCAGGGCGTCAGGAGGGCGGCATGAGGCGACAACGACGAAGTTTCACCGACATCATCTGCGAAAACTGCAAATACCTTCCAACGAAACGCTCCAGAAATAAACGCAAGCCAATCCCAAAAGAATCTGACGTAAAAACCTTCAATTACACGGCTCACCTGTGGGATATCCGGTGGCTAAGACATCGTGCGAGGAAAACAAGGTGATTGACCAAAATCGAAGTTACGAACAAGAAAGCGTCGAGCGAGCTTTAACGTGCGCTAACTGCGGTCAGAAGCTGCATGTGCTGGAAGTTCACGTGTGCTCCGATTGCTGCGCAGAACTGATGAGCGATCCGAGTAGCTCAATGTACGAGGAAGAAGACGATGAATGAGTTAATAAATGGCAATGCCATCAAAATGACAAGCATTGAAATCGCTGAGTTGGTAGAAAGCCGCCATAGCAATGTAAAAGTATCCATAGATAGATTGGTGAAACGTGGCGTTATCAAGCCTCCTGCATTGCAGCACACTAACATAATCAATGATTTAGGTGTTATTACCGGGAAGCGTGATTTCTACGTCTTCGAAGGCGAACAAGGTAAGCGCGACAGCATTATTGTCGTTGCCCAGTTGTCGCCGGAATTCACCGCTCGCCTTGTTGACCGTTGGCGAGAGCTTGAAGAAACTGCGGTTAATATCCCCAAAACGCTACCGGAAGCGTTGCGCCTTGCTGCTGATCTTGCTGAGCAGAAAATGCAGCTGGAAAACCAGCTCGCAATTGCCGCACCTAAAGTTGAGTTTGCCGATCGCGTTGGCGAGGCCAGCGGAATTTTGATTGGAAACTTTGCAAAGGTTGTTGGTATTGGTCCAAACAAACTGTTTGCGTGGATGCGCGATCACAAAATCCTTATTGCTTCAGGTTCCCGGCGCAATGTGCCAATGCAGGAATATATGGATCGCGGCTATTTCACAGTGAAAGAAACAGCGGTCAACACAAATCACGGAATACAGATATCGTTCACCACAAAAATCACCGGGCGTGGTCAACAGTGGCTGACCAGAAAGCTGCTCGATAACGGAATGCTGAAAGTAACAGGGGAGGCTGCTTAATGGCTAACCTACGCAAAGAAGCGCGCGGCAGAGAATGCCAGGTACGTATTTACGGCGTATGCAATGGCAATCCTGAAACTACAGTTCTGGCACATTACCGGATGGCTGGAATTTGCGGAACGGGAATGAAGCCTGACGACCTGATCGGCGCATGGGCTTGTAGCGCGTGTCACGATGAAATCGACAGACGCACCCATAATCTCGACAACAAAGACGCCAGACTTTACCACCTCGAAGGCGTAATCAGGACGCAGGCGATACTGCTGAAGGAGGGGAAGATTAAGTCATGAACGAATATCAGTTTGTGCTTCCATACCCGCCGTCGGTGAATACCTACTGGCGAAGACGGGGAAGCCAATATTACATAAGCGATAAAGGCCAGAAATACCGAAAAGACGTTCAGCAAATCATCCGCCAACTCAAGTTAGACATTTTCACCAAATCACGACTCCGTATCAAAGTCATCGCAGACGTTCCAGACTCCCGCCGCCGCGACCTCGACAACATCCTGAAAGGTTTACTCGACTCCCTTATCCACGCCGGATTTGCGGAAGACGACGAGCAATTCGATGACATTCGCGTAATTCGTGGTGTGAAAGTACCAGGCGGACGGCTTGGAATAAAAATCACCGAACTGGAGAACGTATGAACAAAGCATTCGAACGATATATGCGCCAGCGTTATGGCAATCGCTACGATCTTTCCCGCGATATTAGCGGTTTCTACTGCCGTGAGGTTGTGAAACGAATGTTTGAAGTGTGGTGTCATTGCAAAGGATAGAGGGGAAGACGATGAGCATAAGAGAACTAAACCTCACCAAAGAGCAGCACGAGTGGCTGAATGGCTGGCTTGAACTGTGGGGCGCATGGGTTTATTCAGGCCGCCTGGAAAAGCGCATGAGCAGCGTAATAGCGAAGTTCATGGAGAGCGTAGAGCCGGGAAGAGTTATGACAAGGCCAATGTGTAATGATGATGATGGAATGTTGATTTCTCAGGTCGTCGATTCCGTCATGTACATTGACAAGAAAGCCTTTGGCATCCTCCTCAGCTACTACGCCCATGGATCTTCCAAGCACGCCATTGCATCTTACTATCATCGTGTCGCAAGACCTCGCAAGATGTTATGCCGGGGCGGCGGGCGCATTCAAAAACCATCGCTCGCAACCTGTCGCCGGGAAGTTGACGAAATCCTCAATGCCTCGTTGTTTATGATTTATCCGGTTCTGGATAGTGCGTTTAAAAACCGGAAACGTGTAGAGAAAATTAAACATGTAGCATAGAACGTGTTGACATCATTGAGCAAATGAGCAACACTATTCACATATGCTGCTGCTTTTGCATTCAGCAACCATCACAAGCCCACCTCCCGTGGGCTTTTTTTGTTTGCACAACAGGTAAGAGCATTGAACCCGCAGACCTCGCGGAATTGGTGAAAGGTGCCGCGCAGTGCTCTTATCGTTGTGGTGAAGCTCAATGGCGAGCTAGCAGATAGGCGACAGTGAAAATACTAGTCATGTAGCTGACCGCCGCGCGTACTGCAATCGGCAGCGCACCGATGGAAGCCGGTTCGATTCCGGCCGCCACAACCCAAACTGAGCCGTAGCCACTGGCTATCCTGAATTCATCAGTGATAGTTACGCTGCGGCCTTCTACACATGATCTTCGTGAAAGCGGGCGGCATGAGGTTGCGCTAACAACCTCCTGCCGTTTTGCCCGTGCATATCGGTCACGAACAAATCTGATTACTAAACACAGTAGCCTGGATTTGTTCTATCAGTAATCGACCTTATTCCTAATTAAATAGAGCAAGTCCCCTTATTGGGGGTAAGACATGAAGATGCCAGAAAAAAATGACCTGTTAGCCGCCATTCTCGCGGCAAAGGAACAAGGCATCGGGGCAATCCTTGCGTTTGCAATGGCGTACCTTCGCGGCAGATATAATGGTGGTGCGTTTACAAAAACAGTAATCGACGCAACGATGTGCGCCATTATCGCCTGGTTCATTCGTGACCTTCTCGACTTCGCCGGACTAAGTAGCAATCTCGCTTATATAACGAGCGTGTTCATCGGCTACATCGGTACTGACTCGATTGGTTCGCTTATCAAACGCTTCGCTGCTAAAAAAGCCGGAGTAGAAGATGGTGGAAATCAATAATCAACGTAAGGCGTTCCTAGATATGCTGGCGTGGTCAGAGGGAACAGATAACGGACGACAGAAAACCAGAAATCATGGTTATGACGTCATTGTTGGCGGAGAGCTATTCACTGATTACTCAGATCACCCTCGCAAACTTGTCACGCTAAACCCAAAACTCAAATCAACAGCAGCCGGACGCTACCAGCTTCTTTCCCGTTGGTGGGATGCCTACCGCAAGCAGCTTGGCCTGAAAGACTTCTCTCCGAAAAGCCAGGACGCTGTGGCACTGCAACAGATTAAAGAGCGTGGCGCTTTACCGATGATTGACCGCGGTGATATTCGTCAGGCTATCGACCGTTGCAGCAATATCTGGGCTTCACTGCCGGGCGCTGGCTATGGCCAGTTCGAGCATAAGGCTGACAGCCTGATTGCAAAATTCAAAGAAGTTGGCGGAACGGTCAGAGAGATTGAGGTATGAGCAGAGTAACCGCGATTATCTCAGCTCTGGTTATCTGCATCATCGTTTGCCTGTCATGGGCTGTTAATCATTACCGTGATAACGCCATCACCTTCAAAGAGCAGCGTGATAAAGCAACGATCAGGGCGGAAACCGCCGAGACCGTAAGCAATAGCGTAGTCACTGCAATGAACCTCATCAATGACATTTCCCGGGTAACCCAGAATGCAAAGACCGAACTTTCCCAGGCAGGTGAGCAGCGTGTTATCTACATCAGGCAGGCGCTTGAAGGCGATCAGTGTGCTAAGCAGCTTGTTCCTGCTGCCGCTGCTGACAGCTTGCGGGAATACGCGGACGGGTTACGTACCGGCGCCGGTGGTCCCGATAAGCGCTGACCTTACTGCAGACACACCGATCCCCGGAATGGAGGCTCCGTTCACGTGGCAGGCTAGTCTGGAGTTAAACGCGAAGCTTTACTCTGCGCTGGGGCAGTGCAATCTGGATAAGGCGGGGATTAGAAAGGTAGAGGAAGAACGCCGTAGTACTTTGCAATGATGCTGCAGATTAGGATGACGATGGCATTAATTGCCGGGGCAAACGGTGCCAATGTATTTAGTACTTCTAACATGTATACCTCCTTGGTTGTGAATGGTTGTCAGCGCTTCTCTTGTGTAACTTATTCCTCCTGTGGCTGTTCCTACTCGTGTAACATTAAAGGCCTTGAACGGTTATTTTTCGTTCTATACTCGCCACTATTGAGTGTCCAACGTGTTGGACAAGCCCTTCCTAATAGTGAGTCTTAATAGCTTCTGCGCAGTCTTTGTCTCTTATAAGAGACAAGCACATCCATGCCGGCAGACAAAGGTAGGTACCGAAAGAGGCGTTCAATAATTTTATAAAGTTCTGCAAATGATGCCTTTTTGTATCATTGACAGAGTTTTATGTGAGTTTACGGGTGCTGCGGTGTCGAAATTACCGAAATGGCATCAAAGCAACCCAGAGGATTATTCTGTATGGCTGGAAATGACAATCGCAGACCATACCCTCCCGTCAACTTCACTGGCGAAAACTGGCTGCCTTATACCCGGCTGATCCCTGCTGCCGAAATCGGCGAATGGGTAAATCAGAACATCCTCTCCGCAGATGGCCGAATCCATAACCCTGACCATGCGCACTTGCTCGATGCTGATGTCGCGTTCATGTGGGCCTCTGGCTCATTCGCCAAAAGCGGCCGCATTGTGCTGGGCCAGTGTGAGCAGGTAATGATGCGCGCCGGTGGCTGGCAGAAAGCCAGAATGGAGCAGCAGATGCATGAATGGTTCGGACGCATACCGAAGTTCATCATCACCCTGGCTGCTGACTACTGCGAGCAATGCAACGATCTGGAGTTCTGCGCACTGGTAGAGCATGAGCTTTACCACATCGCCCAGGCTACCGATGACTATGGCGCGCCGAAGTTCAACAAAGAGACCGGAATGCCAGTTCTGAAGCTTCGCGGCCATGACGTCGAGGAGTTCGTCGGAGTGGTCCGGCGTTACGGCGCCAGCAAAGACGTGCAGGAAATGGTGGATGTGGCGAACAGGCCGGCGGAGGTTGCTCATATCGATGTTGCCAGAGCTTGCGGGACGTGCATGCTGAAACTGGCTTAATAACTGGACTGTACTGGACGGATGGTGAAACATGGCTGCACTAAAACCAGAGGTGAAAGCTGCCATTGTTCAAATGCTTGCGTGCTATGACACACCTTCTCAGGTGGTCGAGGCTGTCCAGAAAGATTTCGGTATCACCATCACCAGGCAGCAGGTTGAAACTCACGACCCGACAAAGGTTAGCGGAAAGACTCTCGCCAAAAAATGGGTCGACCTCTTCAACCGCACCCGCGACCGCTTCCTCAACGAAATCTCCGACATTCCGATCGCCAACAAAGCCTATCGCCTTCGCGTCCTGCAGCGAATGTCTACGACTGCCGAAGGTATGAAAAATCTCGGTATGACAGCTCAGTTACTGGAGCAGGCAGCAAAAGAGGTTGGCGATGCCTACAGCAACAAGCAAAAGGTGGAGCTAACCGGCAAAGACGGCGGCCCGCTGAATCAGGTGACGTACACCGCTGAAGACTATGCGAAGGCCCAGCAGAAGCTGGAGGGAAGATTAGAAGGGCTGGACTGATATGAGCGGAATTATCGAATGGGATGACCTGTCATTCCCGGAGCGCGTGATCATCCGTTCAAAGTCTACGAAGTCATTCCTGAACTTCACCCGGATATGGTTCGAGCTGATTCAGGGTGATCGGCTGCTGGTTAACTGGCATCACCGCCTGATGGCTTCGAAAATTGATGATCTGCTCGCCGGGCGCCTTGTCCCGCGAAACCTGATTATCAACATCCCGCCCGGCGGTACAAAAACAGAGTTCTTCTCCATCCACTTCCCGGCGTATGTCAACGCCCTGGTACAGGAGAAGCGGCTTAAACGCTTTCGCAACCTGAATATCTCTTTTGCTGACACGCTGGTAAAGCGTAACAGCCGGCGAACCCGCGACATTATTGCCAGCCGCGAATATCAGGAGTTCTGGCCCTGCTCGTTTGGTGTCAACCAGGCAGAAGAGTGGGAGATAAAGGACGAGCGAGGGCGCTCTATAGGCCAGACAGTATCGCGCTCAAGCAACGGGCAGATCACCGGTGGTCGTGGTGGCTACTACGGACCAGAGTTTTCCGGCATGGTGATGCTGGACGACTACAACAAGCCGGTGGACATGCTCAGCGAGTCCCGACGCAAAAGCGCGAATACGCTGCTGGTAAACACCATTCGATCACGCCGCGGCGATAAGTCGAAAGAGCACCCGACTCCGTTTGTGAGCATTCAGCAGCGCCTGCACACCGACGATGCAACGGGCTTCATGCTTGCCGGCGGAATGGGCGTGCCGTTTCACCATGTAGCCATACCGGCCATGATCGACGAGAAGTACATCCAGTCGCTCGATGAGCCATGGCGTTCGCTTTGCTGGGAAACGGTCAAAGATACCGATTCTGTGGTCGTTGGTGGCGTTCGCTACTGGTCCTACTGGCCGCAGATGGAAGACGTTAACGACCTCCTGCAATTGTGGGAGAAGGATCGTTATACCTTCCTGTCGCAATACCAGCAAAACCCGATGGCGCTGACAGGCGGGATCATCGACACCAGCTGGTTCAGAACGTACACCACGCTGCCGAAGCTTACGCACCGCGCCGTGTACGTCGATACGAACAGCGGGAAGGTGGAGGACTGGCTGGATTACACCGTGTTTACGCTGGCTGGCATGGGCGTGGACGGCAATCTGTACATCATCGACGTCGTTCGCGGTCGGTGGGACCCGGAAGACCTCCTGAAGAAAGCGGAAGAGGTTTGGGAAAAATGGCGCCTGTCTGGCTCCATGCGGGTCATGCCGCTGCGTCATATGGCCATTGAAGAGAAGCAGGCCGGACAGGGCCTCATCACCACGCTGAAAAAACGTAGCCAGACGCCCGGGCAACTCGCCATCCCGGTGAGGGAAATCCCGCGCGGCACCGGGCAGAACAAGCTTGTTCGCTGCCTTAACGTCATCCCCCAAATCAAAACCGGGAAAGTTTTTGTCCCCGCCACGCACACCGACGACGGACAGAAGCTTTCCAGCATTTTCTACGAGGACGGCACGATCGCAGGCTCAACGGAGTGGGTGCTGACGGCGATGACGGAATGCGCTGCTTTCTCCGCTGATGACAGTCACGACAACGACGACATCCTTGATACCTGGATGGACGCAATCGACGACAACCTGATTTCCGGCCCGCAGCCGATGGTTATCGACCCGAATCAACTCAGGAGAATTTAAGTGTGGTGGTTTAAAAAGAAAGAAGTCGCCGCGCCTGAGCCGGCAAAAGAACCGGAAGCACCGAAGGTCGGGATCAGGCCAGAGGCCGTGGCCGAAGTCCGCGCATTACCGAAAAGAGAGTTTCAGCGCTACGAGCCGCCGAAAGGGGTGATCCCCGAGGCTATCAAAAGCGCCATTCTGGCAATGGACTCCACGCCTTACGACGATCTCAATGCTGCGTATGGCGGTTACGGCTACGGCGACTTTGATAGCTTCCCCGGATACCCGTATCTGGCCACGCTGGCGCAAAAGCCTGAATATCGCAAGATGGTCGGCACCATCGCGGAAGAAATGACCCGCAAATGGATAAAGCTCAAAACTGTCGGCGATGAAGACAAGGCGGATCGGGTAAAACAGCTCGAAGAGGCCATGAAGCGGTTTAAGGTGCGCGAGCGCTTTAAAGAAGCCGCAGAGCATGACGGCTACTTCGGCGGCGGCCAGATTTACATCGACGTTCGTTCGCCGCGGGGCATCTCCGCATGGATGGACGACAACGAGCTGCAATCGAAGCTCTTCATGAGCGACAAGAAGATCACGAAAGGCAGCCTGCAGGGGTTCAGGGTCATCGAGCCTATCTGGACCTATCCGGGGATTTATAACTCCGACAACCCGCTGAGCCCGGATTTCTACAAGCCGACGCAGTGGTTTGTCATGGGCCGGACCGTACATGCAAGCCGGATGATTGATTTCGTCTCGCGGCAGGTGCCGGATCTGCTGAAAGCATCGTATAACTTTCGCGGCCTGTCTCTCTCGCAGATTGCCGAGCCATACGTCAATAACTGGCTTCGCACCCGCGACAGCGTCAGCGACATGATTCACTCGTTCTCTGTTCCGGTAATCGGAACAAATATGAGCACGATTCTGCAGGGCGGGGCGGCAGATGGCCTTCTGGCAAGGCTTGATGTCTTCAACCGATGCCGCGATAACCGTGGCGCATTCGCTAAAGACAACAACCCTACCCAGCCAGAAACGGTTGAGTTCGTTAACGCCCCGCTTAACGGTCTGGATGCCCTGCAGGCCCAATCGCAGGAGCACATGTCAGCGGTTTCGAGCATCCCGCTCGTCAAATTGCTGGGCATCACTCCAAATGGCCTTAACGCAACGTCTGACGGCGAAATCCGCGTTTTCTACGACTACATTCACGCCCTGCAGCAGGCTGTTTTTAAAGACAACCTGAAGCGTGTGATGGATATCATTCAGCTCTCTGAGTTCGGGGACATTGACGACGGCATAACCTTCGACTTTGAGCCGCTGTACGAAATGAGCGCTAAAGAGCGGGCGGAAATTCGCAAGCTTGACGCTGAAACGGATGCTGCTTATGTCAGTGCTGGCGTGCTCTCTGGCAATGAAGTCCGCGAAAAAATTGCCGGTGATCCGGACTCGCCCTATCACTCTCTGGACCTGAATGATGACCTCGAAATCGAAGACGACTACGACGAAGAGGAAGAGCCCACCGTGACAGCTAATGACTCGAATCAGATGAATGGGTATGCAAGTGTCAAGCCCGATGCAGAAACGGCGTCTGCCATATATTCGCACCTTGAATCTCTTGGCATAAATAATTTAATCGCCCCGAGTGACATGCATGTAACGCTCATGTACTCACGCAACAAGCCAATCACGGTAGATGCTGACCCTGTTAGGGTTTATGAGGCACAAATTAGTGGCGATATCGAAATTATGGGCAAGGAGCCTTGGCGAGCCTTGGTTATGCACCTTGAAAGCCCTGACCTGCAAAAGCGCTTTGCGGAACTGAAGGCCTCTGGTGCAGAACATTCATACCCAGAATATCGCGCCCATCTTTCCATTAAATACAACCCCGAAAATGGCGACTTGCAAAAGCTGAAAGATACTCCGCTACCCATCAAGGTTATTCGTCTGGATGGAGAGGAGTTTAAGCCAATATAGGAATTCCTGATGACCGGAAAGAAAAAGCCAAAAACTATCCGGCCTATCAGGCCTAACGCTGGCGTTGAAGCATGGTACCGCCGACAGCTTGATAAGCAGGTGCAGGAAATGCAGGCATCTGTTGTCTACTGGCTGTCGGCAAACTATCGCGCCAGCGGCGCGGCTGTCGCCATGGATGCATCACCTGCAGTGATGATGCGTAATGCCATGCAGAAACTGGCTAAGCGCTGGACGCGGCGGTTTGATGACATGGCGCAAAAGCTGGCCGACAGGTTCGCTAACGACGCCATGAAAAACGCGGATACTTCACTGGCCACAGCCTTCAAAGATGCGGGGTTTACTGTCGAGTTCAAGATGACCTCGCAGATGAATAACGCTCTTCAGGCGACCATCGCCGAGAATGTCGGCCTTATCCGATCCATCCCCGAGAAGTATTTCACCGAGGTGGAAGGGCTGGTTATGCGGTCGGTAGCGCGTGGGCGCGACTTGTCCTATCTCACCGATGAACTCCAGAAGCGATATGGGATTACCCGGCGCCGTGCGGCGTTCATTGCCCGAGATCAGAACAACAAGGCCACCTCAGTCGTTCAGTCTGCGCGACAGCAGGCGCTCGGCATTACCCAGGGAATATGGAAGCACTCCCATGCAGGTAAGAAGCCTCGCCAGTCCCATGTGAAAGCTAATGGCAGGCTTTTCGACCTCTCGAAAGGGATGCTCATTGATGGCGAGCACATCATGCCAGGCGAGTTACCAAATTGTCGTTGCACCTGGGAGGCTGTCATTCCAGGGCTTTCAAAACAGGATTGAGCAATGAACCCCACAGAGTGCTTAGCTTTCGATCGCGCCTCTGTGCGCACTATCGACGCAAATGGCCGCCTTCAGATTTCACGAACGAATATCAGCAAGGCAAACGTCAACGCCTACTACGGACGAGAGATACCAGGAAGCGAAGAGCTTGGGCTCGAACCCAACAAGCTTTACCGGCTTTGGCGCCACCCGGACGAGCTCCGGAAAGCAGCCAAAACCTTCAATAACATCCCCGTGCTCAGCAAGCACATCCCCGATTTTCCCAATGACCCGCCAAATGAATTTCGTGTTGGCGTGACGCACTCCAATGCGGAGTTTGACGGCACGTATCTCACGGTTGGTATGTCGATCTGGGATAACAGCGCGATTGCTGGAATTGAGAACGGAGAGCAGCGAGAGCTATCTGCATCGTACAAGTACGTCGCAGACATGACCCCGGGTGTCACCCCTGACGGCGAGCCTTATGACGGCGTTATGCGTGACATTTTCGGAAACCACGAAGCGCTGGTCCCTGACGGCCGCGCAGGGCCAGATGTACTGGTCGCAGATTCATTACCACCGGAGCTTAATCACATGCGTAAACATAAGGTAGCGGCGATCCGCGCCACCCTTAAGCCACTTCTGGCGCAGGATGCAGATCTGGAGGCAGAAGTCCGCAAAGCTCTTCTGGCTCTTGATGAGGCCGAAAAGGAAGACGAAAAAGAAAACAAAACCGCCGACGACGAAGACGACGACGAGAAGGATAAGAAAAAAACGGCGGACGATGAGGACGACGAAGAAGACAAGGACAAGAAGAAAACCGCCGAAGATGAAGACGATGAAGAAGACGACAAAGTCTCCAAAACGGCGATGGACTCTGCGATTCGTCTGGCAGCCGACAGCGCAACTAAAAAGGCTGCGGAAAACTTCCGGAAAATCCGTGAAGCAGAGCAGGTTGTCCGCCCGCTGATCGGCGACGTAGTTGCCATGGACTCAGCCGAAGATGTCTATCGCACCGCGCTTGAGCAAAGCGGCGTGGATATCTCCGGCGTTCACCCGTCCGCTTATCCGGCGATGGTCAAAATGGCGATCAGCCAGAAAGAAAATTCACGCCCTGTCATTGCGCAGGATTCCGCTTCCGTCAGTGAGTTCGAAAAAGCATTCCCGACCGCTGGCAAACTGAAACGAGGTTAACATGGCAGGTTTTCAGACACGAATTAACCAGTATCCGGCCCCCGGCGTCGAAGGGGCCTTTGCTGGCACCAACCCTCACGCGACCTATCAGGCTGGCGAGGGCGCTCTGGTTGCTGGTGAGGACGGCCTGACTGTCGGCCGCTTCGCCTGGGCTGTTGACGGTGTGGCTTCCAATGCCGGTAGCGGTGTTCCGTCTGGCTTTGTCCATCGTGATGGGCAGGCGTCGATCACCATCTGGCTGGGTCAGGCATCCATGCTTATCCAGCCCGGCCGCGAAATCACCCTGATGGTTGCCGGTGACTTCTGGGCCAAAACGTCAACAGCTGCCACCCGCGGGCAGAAGGTTTTTGCATCCCTGACTACCGGGGAGGTGCAAGTCGCCGCAGCCGGCGCAACCGTGGCCGGTTTTATCGAGACCGCATTCTATGCCGCAAGCGATTGTGACGCTGGCGAGCTGGTCAAAATCAGCACCTGGAGCAAGTAATGAACGAATTTCAGCGACACTACGCCGCAGCCAGCGGGAAATATGGCATTGTGCTGCCCGGCGCGAAGGACTACCTGAAGCCGGAGTTTGCGGAGAATTTCGCACTGGCGATGGATGCCCAGCCGCAAATGGTTACTGCGAATAACGCCGGTATCCCGGCCTACTTCACGAACTACGTCGATCCGGAACTTATCCGCGTTCTCGTAACGCCGATGAAGGCCGCAGAGATTATCGGTGAAGTGAAAAAAGGCGACTGGACGACGCTGACCTCGCAGTTCCCGATCGTCGAGTCGACTGGTGAAACCAGCGCTTACGGCGACTTCAACAACAACGGAATGACGTCCGCCAACGTCAACTGGGTGCCGCGCCAGTCGTTCCATTATCAGACTCACACCCGCTGGGGTGAGCGCGAGCTGGACATGTATGGCGCCGGGCGTATCGGCTATGCCGCAGAGCTCAACGTGGCCTCTGCGCTTGTGCTGAACAAGTTCCAGAACAAGTCCTACTTCTACGGCATCGCCGGACTGGAAAACTACGGTCTGCTCAATGATCCGTCTCTGAGCGCTTCGGTTACTCCGGCGGCGACTGGTTCCGGCGGTGGCGTTACCTGGGCAACGAAAGACGGGCAGGCTGTATATGACGACATTTCCGGTCGCCTCTATAAGCAGCTGGTCTCTCAGACCAAAGGCCTCGTAGAGCGTACCGATCGCATGGTGCTCGGCATGTCGCCGGGAATGGAAGTCAACCTGACCAAGACGAACCAGTACAACGTGAACGTCACCGATCAGCTGAAGAAAAACTTCCCGAACATGCGTATCGAAACCGCTGTTGAATACAGCACCGCCTCAGGCGAGCTGGTGCAACTGATTGTTGAGCGTCTGGGTGAGCAGGACACCGCTTACGCAGCATTCACCGAGAAGATGCGCGCGCATGCTGTCGTGGTGGAAGAGTCCTCCTGGCGGCAGAAAAAATCCGGTGGCACCTGGGGTGCAATCATTCGTCAACCGCTGGGCATTGCCAGCATGATCGGGGTGTAACATGGCCGAAACAGTAACAGTAGGATGCAAACTGCCGAACGGCCTGATCCTGGAGCAGGGCGCGTACAAAGTGGAGCTTAACGGCTCCAACTCCTCTCTCGTTGTCGGCGGCTACGGCCTGACCGAAAACGTGGACAAGGAAGCCTTTGAGGCGTGGCTGGCAGTACATGCTGATCAGCCATACGTTCGCAAAGAGCTGGTATTTGCCCAGGCGAAAACCAGCAGCGCTCAGGCGAAAGCGAATGAAAACGCTTCGGAGAAAACTGGTCTGGAAGGTCTGGATCAGAACAACCCGGCCCCGGGCATTGAGAAGGCGGACAAAAAATAATGGCGATCGTTGTCTTTGATGTTGCCGCATTTCGTGAGCGTTATCCGGAGTTCGATGCCGTAAGTGAAACGCTGCTTAATGCGTACTTCACGGAGGCAACGATTTACCTTGATAACACGGACCGCAGCCTGGTTGCGGATGTTGCTGTCCGCGCCGTCTTCTTGAATATGCTGGTTGCTCACATCGCGGCTTTGAATTCAGGCGTAAACGGCGAGAAGGCTTCTGGTCTGGTAGGTCGGGTGGCAAGCGCATCGGAGGGGTCTGTATCGGTTTCGACTGATGCGGGGCCTTCCAGCGCGTCATCGTGGTGGTATCTACAGACGCCATACGGTGCAGCTTACTGGCAAGCTACGGCCCCTTATCGCACTGTGCGATATGTCCCTGGGTCCTCTCCTTCGATGTACCCTGGCCATTATAACCGCCGCTCTTTCATCCGGAGGTAGCTATGGATGGAATGTCAGGCGGCGACAAGCTGATGGAGCACCTGCAGTCGATCGCAAAGGGGCTGTCCTCTGGCGATGATTTAAAGGTGGGTTTCCTTGAGGGGGCTAAGTACCCCGACGGGACGCCGGTAGCGCTTGTGGCGGCCACCAACGAATTCGGCGGTACGGTAAAAATCCCGGCGCATACCAGGGATTTGAACTTTTACGTTCGCCGCGACGGCGTTTCGCGCTTCGCAAAGCCATCAAAGGCCAATTTCGCGCAGTCAGTAATGATACCCGAGCATATCGTAACGATCCCATCCCGACCGTACTTCAGGAAGACCATTTCCGAACATGGGCCGGAGTGGGGCGGGGAACTTGGGAAACTCATGAAGGCCAACGATTTTGACGCCAGAAAAAGCCTGGCTCTGATGGGGGAGCGGATTAAGGGGCAGATTCAGTCGTCAATCATCGCCTTTTCTGAACCGCCGAACGCAAAAAGCACGGTCGACAAAAAAGGGTTTAATGACCCGTTAATCGACTCCGCTCACATGCTGAACTCGGTCGACTACGAGGTGAAAGAGTGAATCTGCATTCCATAGTGCGCAGCGCCATTAGCGCGGTCAATCCTCGCGTCGAAGCGCAAATTTATCGCTCATCCGGGCCCGTCAAAAACCCAGATTATTCGACCTCGCCTGGTTTCGATCCGCCAGTGACGATGATGGTGCAGAAGCAGGCGTTAAGTCAGGAAGATATCAGGCACATGGATAACATGAATATCCAGGGTGTTCTGGTCAGCATCTGGACGGATGGCAACTGGTGCGGGATTAACAGGGATCGGCAGCAGGGTGGGGATAAGTTCGTTATCGGCAATGAAACATGGCTGGTTGTGGCTGTTCCTGAAGTCTGGCCGGACTGGACGAGGGTTATCGCATGTCAACAATTGACGTAGGCCTGCAGGTCACTGAAAGCGATCTGTTTAAGGCGACCGGCGATTTCCTTTCAGCTCTTTTCCCGGACGCAGAAGTCACGCAGACACAGCAAAACCAAACCCCAATGCCGAAAGGCGGTTTCATTACCATGACGCCGCTTTTTTTGACTGACCTCTCAACCAGCGCTGTTGATTACGAGTATGACGGCGTCAGTGATTACGGGCGGGCAGAACTTCGCCGCATTGATGAATGGCAGTGTCAGCTCGATTTCTACGGGGATCAGGCGCAAAACAATGCCACCATCTTTTCGCGCATCGCACGCTCTGAATTCGCATGCACCTGGTTCAGGGAAAATGCGAATGTCCTGGTGCCGCTTTATTCCGGCCCCCCGCGGCAAACCTCGATGATCAACGGCGAGAAACAGTGGGAATCCCGCTGGACGCTTGAATTCCACGCAAACCCGCTGATTGTCGTCAGCGTTCCTCAGCAGTTTATGACAGGCGCAGATGTGATATCGCAGCCGGTCGACGTGAGATTTCCTCCGGAGAAATAATAAATGGCAATTTCGCTATCAAAAATCGCCCAGATGCTTCCCGGCGTACTGAAGGCGACAGGGACGGCTATTGATCTCAATGGCCTGTTCCTGACCGACAGCGCATACGCGCCGGTTGGTGCAGTACCCTCATTTGCCAGTGCGGATGAGGTAAAGGCGTACTTCGGCAGCGCGTCGATTGAGTACACCGCCGCGGTGCTGTATTTCGCCGCCTTCAACGGCAAAACGCAGATGCCCGGCAAGCTGTATTTTAGCCGATTCAATACTGCGGCAGTGGCTGCATTCCTTCGTTCCGGATCGCACGCCGCGACCACGCTGGCACAGCTCAAGTTGCTGAGCGGCACGCTGACTCTGACCGTCGACGGTACGGAGGAGACTTCAGCGGCTATCAACCTCAGCGGCGCGACCAGTTTTGATAACGCGGCAGAGCTGATTGAAACCGGCATTGGCTCCTCGGTTGTGGTGACCTGGGATAGCGTGCTGAAGAAATTCATCATCACCTCTGCCACCACGGGCGTGGATAGCACCATTACCTTTGCCGATGAAGGTACGCTTGCTACGGGTCTGAAACTGACCGAAGCGACCGGCGCGGTGATCTCTCAGGGTGCGGCGCCGGCAGTGGTTGACGATATCTTTACTGCCATTCTGGCCAAAGAGCAGGACTGGGTAACATTCTCCACGACGTTCGCTGTCACCAAAGACCAGGCTAATGCGTTTGCGCTCTGGACAAACAGCCAAAACCACCGCTTTGCCTATGTCCCATGGGACGCATCAGGAACGGCAATCGTGGCGGGCAGCTCGAATGCACTGGTGTACGACATCATCAACACCTACGCCTATAACGACACCTGCCCGGTGTATGGTTACCCGAACCACGCAGCAAACGCGATGGGGTTTGTGGCTGCGCTGAACTTCACGCAGGCCAATGGTCGCTGTTCGCTGAATGGTCGTCAGGTGTCCGGCCTGCTGCCGATGATCAGTAACGATACTGATTACGAGGCGGCTAAGGCCAACGGCTATAACTTCTACGGCAACTATGCCTCGAATGCGGTCGAAACCAACCAGTGGGCGCCCGGCTCTATTACCGGTGATTACGCTTGGCTTGATGCCTGGGCGGGTCAGGTATGGGTAAATGCTCAGCTTCAGGCGGCTCTTGTTGCGCTGTTCCAGCAGGCGAGCAATCTGCCCTTCGCAGCAGCCGGGAAAGCTCGTATTGAGTCGTGCATGAAGCCGACCATTGAGCAATTCAGGGCGTGGGGTGGCATGACGGCAGGAACCGATCTTGACCAGTCGCAGATCGACCAGATTAACGCCATCGCTGGTGTCGATGTTACGGATTCGCTTATGGCTGAAGGTTATTACGTCTACATCGGCCCGTTCACCGCGGCAATGCGCGCCGCGCGTACCAAGCCAACGGTTTACTTCTGGTACACCGACGGCGGGATCATCCAGGGTATCACCGTTAACAGCACGGAGGTGCAGTAATGGCCGGTCAAAATATTACGTCGGCAGACGCCATCATTGAGCTGGTCATTGCTGAGCTCTACCCATCCGGGTTTAACCTGGAACAGTTCGAAGCGCAAAACATCTTCGAAATGGGTGATACCGATATGGCAGAGTACCAGCGTACTGCTGACGGTAAACTGCTGGGCGGTTTTGTTTATGGTGATCTGCCGTGGACATTCCATCTGGCTGCATCCTCACCGTCGATTAAGTACATCGACAACTGGCAAACCACGCAGATGACCACGCGGTCTGTGCTGCGTGTTAATGGGACGGTGATCCTGCCGTCGATGGGCAAAAAGTACATCATGACCAACGGTATCCTGCAGCGCGCGCGCCGCATGCCGTCTGCCGGCCGTGTGCTTCAGCCGGTAACTGGACTCATCCAGTGGGAAACTGTCACCCCGGCAGACTACTCAGCGTAAACAATCAGCCCGGCCAAGTCCGGGCTTTTTTATACCAGAAATAAACCTCCTGCGCGTCGCAGCGCATTTAACTCCCGAGTCTTTCAGAAAGCTGAGCCTGAGAAATGCCGTATAGGTGCGGACCTTCTCGGGGCGGCATTTCTGTGCGAACAGGCTCATCTTTCTAAAGGAAATACCGCAATGTCATACCCAACAGTTATTAACGGACTTGATTTCCGTGACCTCATTTTTGTTGCTGACAACGACCCGGTAACTGACTCGTTTATGGTGGCGAAGGCATTTGGGAAACGTCCTGACAACGTCATTCGTGATATCGAAAAGACTATTAAGGCATGCCCGGAAGAGTTCGATACAAAACTCAATTTTGAGGTTTGCTATAAAAACAATGAGTTGCAGAACGGAAAGCCGCAGAAGTTCTATCGCCTCCGCAAAGATGGATTGATGCTTCTGGTTATGTCCTACACCAAAAAAGAGGCGATGCGTATCAAGATCGCCTACATCAACGCCTTCAACTGGATGTACGCGATGCTTCAGGTTGGGCGGCGCCAGTTTGAAGAAGAGCGTAACGCCGTCATGCTGGAGTTCCTTAAAGAGAAGGATGTTGCCAGTATGTCTGGTCGTCTGTTGCGCCGGTGGGGGAAAGAGAAGAAGCCACAGCTACTTTCACGCATTGAGCAACTGGACAAGCAAGGTCAGTTGGCATTGCCCGGTTTTCCTGGTGCGCTTACCGAATCATGAAAACCACAAATTCGTGGTTTTTGAATGGCCCACTACGGTGGGCTTATTTATTGCCAGATAACTCATTCAGGAAACAAAAATGGCTCGTAAAAGCATCGTATTCACGGTTGAAGCAGATAACCGTGACAAGGGTAAGCAGTTCAAAATCACCGAAATGCCGGCGAGAAAGGCCGAAGAGTGGGCGATCCGCCTGGCGTGTGCCGTGATTGGCGCCGGCGTTACCGTTCCCGACAATATGATGATGGCCATCGGTGCTGCGGTGGCGCCGGCCCCAGCCGAGGATAACGCAGAAGCTCGCGAGCTGTACGAAAGCGTGATGGCCAGCGGTATGGCCGGACTCGCTCAGTGGGGTATCACTTCACTGGCTAAAGTTCCGTTCGCACAGTCAAAGCCTCTGCTTGATGAGTTGCTTGGCTGCGTGAAATTCCTCGGCGGTAATGGTATCGAAACAGCGCTTGTTGACGAAGGTCAGATCGAAGAAATCAGCACCTGGTCGCGCCTGAAAATCGAAGCCTTCAAACTCCATATCGCTTTTGTAGCAGCCACCGCAAGTTAGAAATTCCCCTATCCGTCCCGGAAGATTCAGATCGCGGCTTCATACAGTATGCGAATGTACCGCGCACCATCGCCGCGGTGATCTCCGGGAAAATGGCGACACTCCACGAACTGGACACGGTATACAGCGTTCAGGATATGTGGTGGCTGATAGAAATAATGACCGTGGATAACACCAACAGAGCCATAGCAGCGGAGAGTGATCATGGCAGCAACGGTAATTGACGCCCTCCTGGTTACGCTGGGCCTTGATACTTCTCAGTTCCGCAAAGGCCAGCAGGAAGTCAGTGATGACCTGAAAAAGCAGCGCGAAGATGCCAAAAAAACTGCCAAGGAAATGGCGGAGCAGGGGAAAAAGGCAGCAGCATTCTTCGGCAGCATAAAGACGGAATTGCTGGCACTGACTGGCGTTACCGTCACTGCCGGCGGCCTGATGAGCTTTGTGAAAAGCACTACCTCAGGGCTAATGGAGTTGTCCATTCAGGCTAAATCTTTGGGGATGACAGCCAAAGAGCTTGACGGCGTGGGCAAGGCGGCAGAGGCGGCCGGTAGTTCTGTCGAGAAAATAAGTGCAGCATTGCAGGGGTTTCAGAACGCAAAGCAACTGGCTAAGGTCGGGGTGTACGATACGCCAGTGCAGGAAGCTGCAATCCGGCTTAATTCACTGACCCATGATTCTTTCAATATCAGGGACGACTCAGCACAAACCACGTTCAGGAAAATACTGGATTCGGCAAGGAAGGTTACCGATCCAGATATCCGCCGTCAGATTCTTCAGTTGGTAGGTATTGATGATGCTATCAACCAGCGCAACCAGGAAGGGCAATTCCTGCCTGACGTTGATCGCCTGACTAAAAGCTCCGGCATTACAGACGCCTCAACCAAAGGCGCAAAGGAATTTACAGCCGCATGGGCTGAATTAAACCAGAACCTTGATACCACAAAAAACCAGTTTTATACCTTCCTGATCCCGTATGTGCGCGAGTTCAATGGCGTACTTCGTGACTTATCTGACTGGATGAAATCTCACCCTAAAGAGATGAAAGCCGGTATTGATGCGTTTTTCGGCGCCATCAAAGACGTGGCGGCTGCAGCCAATGATGCAGCCGACGCAGTGGGAGGGTGGAAGAATGTTATTGTCGCGTTGCTTGCTTTAAAGGTTGCATCATGGTTTAGAGGGATTGCGTTTGCGCTAAGTGGTCCGGGTGGTCTCATTTTTGCCATAACTGCGCTCTATCCAATAATTGACGGGCTCCTGTCGAAGATAGTGAGCAAGGAAAATAAGGAGTGGATGCAAAATCACGGTATTTTCTGGACCTCTAATGGAGAGTTTTTCCTTAACAAGAAAGACGCAGAGGAAAGGCAGCGGCAAATTGACTCCGGCGCTGTTCCTAATGGCTCACAGAGGACTGTTCCTAATGCCTACCAGCAGGCAATGATGGATACCCAAATGGATTTGTCTACGGCAATGAAATTGGATGTAGGCCAATACCAGCCTAACATCCCATTAAATGCCAAAGCAGCAAAATTGGGTATTAAAGGAAAATCATTCTTGCAGGCAATGGCGGGTGAGTTCGGTGCGCTGGAGGGTAAATATGACCTACCTGCCGGGCTGCTGTCTTCGGTAGCTGCTACTGAATCAGGTGGTGATCCGTTTGCGGAGTCGAAGGCCGGAGCCAAAGGCCTGTTCCAGTTCATGCCTGGCACGGCAAAGGATATGGGGCTCAAAGGTCGTGATGTTTACGATCCCCACAAGTCTGCAGAGGCAGCAGCGAAATATCTAAGATGGTTAATGGATGCCACTGGCGGAGATCTGGAAAAAACTCTTGCTTCCTATAACTGGGGGCTCGGAAACGTCCAGAAGAAAGGCATGGATAACCTGCCGTCGGAAACTCGAAATTACGTCCCTAAAGTCATGGCCGGAATGCGCCCCGGGGCCGGGATGGCCGTAGACCGCGCAATGCCGGGTCAGGCTGGCGGTGTTTATAACTTTTATGGCACCAAAATCACCACCCAGGCCCAGAACGTGGAACAGCTTACCAGCGACATCAAAAAGCACGGCGACAACCGTGTCATGCTTTTGGCTGGCTACTCAGGACAATAACTCATGTCGTTTTCTCTGAATGTCTCGACAGTGCTATCCGCCATTCAGGGAGGAAGCCTGTTATCCGTCCTTAACAGCGCCCTGTCGCCAACTTACCGGATCACCTATAACACCGTTGACGAGTCGCTTTTGACGGCTGCAGCCGGGCAGGAGGTTTTCTCTCCTTCCGGCTGGGTTAGCGTTGATCGCTACGGTGATGCGGCAGTGACTAAGGGGCCGGTAGAAAAGGGCCGGTACACGTCCTACAACAAAGTGAAACAGCCGTCTGAACTCAGGATCATTTTTGCCCTTGAGGGGTGGACGGCTTTTTCCGGGTCACTGCCTAACCTGACCAACTTCTCTCTGCTGAGCAGGAATAATTTCATTCAGAAACTGGATGAGATGAAAAACACGGCCAGCACCTACAACATCGAGACGCCGGACACGGTGTATTACAGCTACGATCTGACCCACTTCGATTACTTTGTGGGTTCGTATCGCGGGCAGACGTTGTTGATGGCTAACTGCACTTTCGAGGAGATCATGGACGGCGGGGAAGTCATGCTTTCAAATGCTGTTATTGAAGGGCCGCCGACCAGCAATGCGAAAACCAACAATGGCGCCGCAGCATCAACGCAGGTGATCACCGGGGCGACGAAAGAGGTGACATTGAGCGATGTTAAGAATGCCTGGTCAAGTGCAGATACAACCTTATCAGACGCTCTCCAGACGACTGGGGCGGCGATTGTGTCTAACGTTAACTCGGCAGCCGAGTCGGTCTCTAAGTCGTGGGACAGCTCTTCAACTGCAGTTTCTAAGCAGATAAAAAGCACCGTCTCCGACTTTCTGGAAAAGGTGATGTGACATGCAGGAAATTAGCTTATCACCGTCACTATCCCAAAAGGTCTATGTCACGCTTGACGGCCAGAACTGCGCGATCAAGTTACATCAGCGTTCAACCGGGTTTTACGCCGATCTGTATGTCGATGACAAGCCGATATTTCAGGGTGTTCTCTGCCTGAACTGCGTTTACCTGGTTCGGTATAAATATCTGGGGTTCAGTGGCGATCTGGTTTTCGTTGATTCAAAAGGTACAGCCGATCCCTATTACGACGAAATCGGCACCAGATTCAAGCTGTATTATGCGACGAGCAGTGAGGTCGGCAGATGAGTTACAAGGAGAGAGAGCTTACCGTATCGTTCACGCTGGCCAACGGTACGTTTGACGGCGACATTGGCGACACCTTGACGGTTAAAGGTTTCAAGTGTGAGGCGGCTATATCAGCATTTGGCGGCGCTACCGGAACGATTCTTGAACTTAGCCTCTGGGGACTTTCCCTGGAAAACATGTCAAAGTTGACGACCAACGCGCAAAAGATAATCGCGTATGCACAGAACTCAATTGTCGTTTACGCCGGCGACACCCGTGTTTTTTCCGGGTCAATAACATCTGCCAGGATTAACCTGAACCAGATGCCGGACGCACCGATTGAGATAACCGCGGCGGCCGCCGGCAGGGAGCGCCTGATCCCCTGCGAGCCTACGTCCATTCGCGGCGATGCTGATGTTGCTGATATGATTCGTGCTCTTGCCTTTAAAGTTGGCCTGAAATTCATCAATGTCGACGTCAAAGCGACGCATCGGAATCCGTATTTCGATGACAACGCAATAATCCAAATATTAAAAATTGCGGCAGCGCATGACATATCTGTTGATATAGATTTTGGCACTGTCACAATTTATACAGGCAAAACACCGTCGGATTCAGTTGTTCCGTTAATTTCGCCAGAGCATGGACTTATTGGGTATCCAATATTTTATGAGATGGGGATTAACTTTAGGTGCATTTATTCACCGGCGCTAAAATTGAATACGAAGATCATCCTGAAAACAGACTTGCCACACGCTAGCGGCGAGTGGGTGGTGCAGGCGGGGACTACCCACTATCTGTCCTGTAAAGTGCCTGGTGGGCTTTGGGAGACGTTTGTTGTGGCATCTCCGGCATCTGTCATCGGAGGGGAAAGCAATGGCAACTAACCAAAAAGCTTCTGATATCTCCTGTCAGGGTAACGCGATCTTGTCCCTTATAGCCACGGCATCAAAGGGCAATGTTTTTGCAGATATTGTTCTGGTTAAAGATGTTGGTGATGGCGTTATGACTGTGCTACCTCTTGTGAGCGGCGCGAACGTTTCCGGGGGGGAGATTAAATGTCAGGAGGTATATGACATCCCCTTCATTCGGTATCAGGCTGGGAACAGCGCTGTAAAAATGACTCCCCGCATTGGCGATATTGGACTGGTAATCGCCTGTGACAAAGACACAACCAATGTCAGAGCGTCAAGGCAAAGTGGACCACCGCCAACTCAGCGGCGCCATTCATACTCGGATGCTGTTTACATCACTGCTATCGCTAGTTTGAACGATGAACCCACGGAGTTCGCTGAGTTTACAGGAAGCGGAATAAACATACAGAGCCCTGGAGTGGTTAACATCAACGGCCTGAAAGTCCATCCAAACGGGCAGCTTGAGCTTGTCGACGGTTCTATCGTTGATGGGCATACTCATGGTGGGGTAGTATCAGGAGGAAGCCGAACTGAACCCCTGGAGCCGTGAAATGGTAAGTAAAATATATTTTATCCCCTTGGTATTTTTATTATCAAGCTGTGCTTTATCTCCTACTGAGGCTATCCAATACCAAAAGGAGCATGGCTTTGATAAGCAAAAATTCAAAACAAATTCAGGTGGTACTCAGTCTGTAGACGATCTAAGAGAGATATATAAAAACGTTACTGGATTAAACCTTCCTGAGCAAAACACAAGCGAATGCCTTAAAGATAACGTCTGCTACTACAATAAATATGCCAATGTCTTCGATTCCATGATGGATAAAAAAAGAGAAAAAGAAAGAAAAGAAAACGAAGCATTTGCAGCACAGAAAGAAGCTGAGTGTCAGGCTAGTAAGGAGTGTATGGCCAAGCGTGAGATTGATGCTGCGTCTTACACTTTAAATAATGTCTACTATTCTCTAATGGCCCGATACCCATACCAGCAGGCTGATTCTGACGCCGGGGTAAGGCATATGTGCCGGGTGGCGGGGGCAGCCCAAAGGGAAGGCGTGACCCTTGAGTTTATGAAACAGCACATTAGCTTAACAGAAGGAATTGGCCCTGAAATGAGATACCAAATAATCCAGGTTGCTGAGGCCTGTTGGAAAATGAGCAAGTACGGCGTTCCGGACGGTACCACGCAGATCAAGTCGATGTACTAGCCAAAACCCACCGTCAGGTGGGTTTTTTGTTTAGCAGTTCTCTCAACTTTTCGTTCTGCTCTCTGAACTTTTCCTGTATTTCTTTTTGCATGGCGATAACCTGGGCTTGAAGTTGAACT